CTGCACAATTCTTTCCACTTCTTTGGGTAGGTTTCCTGCACCTGCTGCCTGAGCTGATTGCAGTATGGAATCTTTGATTTCGTCTCTTATTTTTCTCAATTCTTCTTTGCTGAATGCGGGCTTTTTTTGTTTGCCTTTGTCTTTGTCATCTTTGCTGGGTCCTTGGCCATTGTCATCACCCCAATCCAAATGTTCATCCAACAGTTGACCTAATTTTTGCAATTGTTTTTCGTCATATTTTTTATAAATTTCATCATACACTTTTTCTGAACTCCAACCTTCATATTTGAAGTCTTGGAATATGGGTATGTCTTTGGGTTTTTCACCAATGTTGTCTCTCACCAATGTGTTGTTCACAATGTAGTCACAGGCCACATTGTAGATCTGTCTATCTCTTTGTTCAGTTCTGCCAATGTGGTCAAACACACAGTGCAGTATTTCATGTGCTATCACAAATTCAATTTCTCTTGAAGAAAGTTTACTGAAAAACTTGGTGTTGTAATAAAGATTTCTGCCATCAGTGGCTGCTGTGGGACACCATTCATCACACTCTTGAATGCCCAATCTAGTGGCCATGTTGCCAAAGAAAGGATGTCTCAACAACAGTCCCACTCTGGCCACAATAATTTTATCCAACACTTCTTGTTGTAGTTTGTTTAATTTTTCTTGTTGTTTTGTGTTCATAATCATTTAATGAAATTAGGGCACCCTTAAAGGGTGCCCCAATATGGTTACTCTTTTGGAGTAACCTTTTGTGCGGCAATCACATACTTGCCGTACTTCTCATGGAACTCATCGAAACATTTGATACTGTCTGGATCAATTGGCAACTGATACTGTGTGAGTGCAAGTTTAATGCCCATCACCACTATTTCAGTGTCGAAGTTATCCATAGAAAATCTAAGAAACTTATTGACCTTGTCATTAAACTTCTTATCTTTCTTATCACATGCGTCTTTCAGTTCGTAGCAAAGGGAGACCGTCAAGGAATACATGGCACTGATTTCTTTGGTCTTCATTTTTTCTACCTTCCCTGACAGGATGTCAGATGGATTTGGTAGGTCCTTAGCTACTTTCCTATGAGCCATGAATTTTACTGCGAGCCCTTCACCCACAGCACCGCTTACTAGGTCGGCTGTGGTACTTTCGTCTATTTCGTCACCAAGTAATTCGCTGACGAATGTCCAAGATCTAGGAGTTGCAAATGATCTGCCTGAACTCTTGGGCTCAAAATCGTATAAATCTTTTTTGCTGAATGTTAAAAATCCCACCACATCTTTGTGTATGTTGTGTTGCACAGCCCATTGAAACCAATCCTCAAAATCTACTTTCATTTCAATGTGTATGAATCTATTGGCCAGCGGTGCAGGCATTCTGTATGTGATACCTCTGTCCGCTTCTCTATTACCAGCGGCAATAATCACCACATTGTCAGGCAGTTTGTATGTGCCCACTCTTCTATTGAGAATCAATTGATATGCTGCCGCTTGTACTGATGGAGCGGCTGAATTCATTTCATCCAAAAATAGTATAATTTTTTTATGATTTTTAGACATTGCTTCTGTAGGCAGTTCACTGGGAGAGGCCCAAATCATATTGTTTTCTTTTGCATTATAATAGGGAATTCCTTTGATATCTGTGGGTTCCCATAAACTTAATCTGATATCAATCACTTTGGCATCTATGCTGTCTGCAATCTGATGCACTATATCGGATTTACCAATACCAGGTGCTCCCCATAAAAATATAGGACGTTGTTTGTTGATTGCGTGTGTGATGCTTCTCTTTGCGTTGTTGGGACTAATCTGCCTTACTGCTAGACTGTCTTTGTCTGACTTTGCCATAATGTACTCCTTTTTTTAGTTTGTTTCAGTGCCTTATTGTTATTACATAATAGCATCTGAAGAATAATAAGTCAAACTTTTTTGAAAGAAAAAAGTGTTCAGATTCAACAGTTTAAAAACACTTGTAAATTGTGGATAATTTAAGATTCTAATGGTCTAGCCATGGCTTTGATCAAACCATATTTGCGTATGTCACCTGAAAATAAGTGAAGTTCCATGGCCTTTTTCTCATTGGTCACAATGATGCCATCAGCGGCCAAATAGTATGGACAGTCTATAAACTTGTCTAAAAATATCAACACCTGTGTGGTGATGGTGAATTCCTGTGGAAAAGGCACATCATAGGTGTGCAGTTGCAGGCGATCCTGCACAAACTTCAAACCTTCTTCAGTGAGCCTCAATCCTCCTTCATCTTTCACACGGCTGTTGCGCCACCAAACGGGTAGGTATTCCTTTATGGTAGTTTCCGTGATGCTTATGTTGGCCTGCTGGAGGAATATTTTAGTGTAGGTGGTTTTCCAGTCCATTATTTTTCGGTGACTGTTTCACCTTGTGTGAGTTTGATCACTGTGAAATCCTGCACATTGAAAAGAGTGTTGAGTTTCTTGGCAAGATTGAATGCATGTCCTGGATTGGAAAAAGAAACCTTCTTGTATTTGGGACCAGGATAATTGGTGGTCATGTTGGATGATTTAAGATTGAATGGTTTGTTCTTGTAAAACACTGCCCAGATGGCTTCTGCATCCAAAACTTGTTCGGATTTGTAGTCTTTTTTATTAACGTTCTCCAAAAGAACTGTGGGCTTGGGTCTACTCATGTTTTCCTTGTGAACTGAGTTAAGCACGTATATTTATGTCTTTTGGTAAGATATTTTTTTGGTACAGTGGTGCGGACACCACAAAATTTATGCTAAAACAAGGTGTATAGCAGCACACACACCAGTGCAATTGTAGACATCAAACTGATGCCAAGCAAGGGAAAAAACGCCTTTAATTTGAATCTAATCCACATGTTTTCGCCCTCTTCTTGGAAGTATTCAGGAGCAGTCATGTAAGGATTAAAATGATTGTTGGGTAGATTGGTACTGGCTATCTGCTCTATTTCTTTGTCAGTAATGCTCACAGTTTGCCCCCATCCATCTGTATCTGTATGGTTTCTTCTTTGTCTTTTTTGGTCAACAGTTCTTCATAATTGCCTGCCAATCTACTCATCACAATGCCCAGTGTGTAGGCCACATTTTTAGCAGTGGCAATGTCAATTTTTACTTCTTTTTGATTGCTTTGATCAGCCACTTTGATCTGTTGTATCAATTGTTGCAAAGGCGCTGTGTTAATGGGTGCATTACTCATTTGAGGTGTGTCCTTCCTGTTTGTTGGCACTGCTGAGTTCTTGTTTCATTTCCAGCAATGTTTTGAATGGTCCTTTGTTGGGATATCTGTCTATGGTGAGCAGTTTGGGACAGAAACTTTTGACCCACCCTTTTTCAAATTTAATAATGTAATATCCAGCACAATACAGTGATTTGGATTTTTTACTTTTGGTGAACAATGGCAATTTCTTCTGCACGTCAAACACTGGATTACAAGGTTCAAATTTAGTGGGATATCCATACACTGTGTTGATGTCTGCAATGGATTCTTGAGTAACAGTCACAGTGGTATTACCCCACAACCAATCACCTTTGAATTCTTGTCGCAATTGTTGTTCAGTGTCAAACATTTTTGTACCAGTGGCACAACTGAACATGTATCTGTGATCTTCTTGACGACACAGTGTGCCCAACTTGATACCTTCTGATTCCAGTATCCAGAATTTGCCGTCCAATATGGGTTTAGCAATCACTGTCATGCTGTGACCTCCTCTTTAATTTTATATTTGGCATTCAATGGTTCTGCATAACTCTGTGCTTGGTCCACAATTCTTTGCATGTCCCATTTGGCACAAAATTTAATCAATTTGATTCCCACTTGTTCCACTGCTTTGGGTTGGGCTGCTTGTGCCACAGTTGCAGACATAATCTGTTTAATTTCATCTGGTTGTGCTCGTAAATCACACAGTATCACGTTCCTATTGTAATCATCCAACACTCTGTGTTCCACACCTTCGTGATCCATCCATCTCTGTAACATCATGTTGTTCCAATTGAATCCTTTGTTCTTTCTATCTTCATATGCTTCACGCAGACCCACTTTGGTCTTGGTACCTTTGGTTCTCACTCCTGGAAAAGCAGAAAATATATTGTCTGTGCTGTCTCCACGCACACATTTTTCAAACAATTGCCATTCTGGTTCAGGTGCTGTTTTGTTTTCGCCTGTTTTGTTGTCTTTCACAGCATTGCCTTTTTGATCAAAGTACCCTTCATGAGTGATGGTTACTTCTGAAACGCCATTGAATTGCTTCACATTAGGAGCAATCAGTTGAGCAAAATCACTGTCTGTGCTGATGATCACATGCTGATCTTTGGGATGAGCTTGTATCCAAGCAGATATTAAATCATCTGCTTCCAATCTTGGATTTTGTAACACTGTGCAATTGGTTTTGTTCTGTATAAATTCTTTAAAATTATCGAAAGTTTCCCAAAATACTGTCTCTTCTTCTTTTTCTTTGGCAGTGAGTGCTGCACGTGCATCACTTCTGTTGCGTTTGTAGGGTGCGTAAAAATCTTTGCGCCAACTGCGTCCTTCCAAACAAAATACCACGTGATCACCTTTAAAGTCTTTCCATACTTTTCTTACACCATTTAAAGTAATATGTAGAGCCATACCTATTTTTTCCGCCACATCTCCATTGGTCACATGGCGTGATCTAAAAAATACATTGGCTAAATCCACAAGTAAGTAAGTCATTAACTAATTTCTGATCTATCTTTTCCTAATTTATTAACATTGATATAACCAGCTCCACGTGTAGCATCTTGTCCTTGTTCCTGTAACACATTTCTAGTGACTTCTCTAAACCATCCTTCCACTATTTCTTCATTGGTTTCACCTTTGTATCCTGCTGTGATCAGTTCTTCTATGAAAGCATTGTTCCAATCCAATTCAAAGAATCCATTTCTAATGTTTTCTTTGTTGATGTGAGTTTCCAGCACTGCCACCCAAGGTTTGCCTGCTTTGGTTGCTGCTTCTTTTTCACGCAACATTGCTTTGTGTGATTCGCTTTTGTTTTCAGTTGTGTCTTCTTTTTTAAATATTTTTTTAACTTTATCAAATATTCCCATATCTTTTTCCTCCATTATGTGCCCCATGCATTTTTAAACAGAGGCACCTGTAATCTATCACTGTATCTATATCCCATCTTCATTGCCAGTTCCGCCACTGTTTTGTTGTTCATATGATAGACACTTTCCACTCCACCCACAGGCATCAGATACACTGATCCTGAGAATCCTGCTTTACGATAATCCTTCACTGCTTCTATGGCTTCCAGCACATCTGCTTGATCTGCCACCACAAATTTCAAATACACATGACCCACTTCACCATATTCTGCCACCACTTCAGGCAGTATGGCTTCTTCACGTTTTTCTCCGCTCACACTCAATTTTGCACTCACAGAGAATGTCACACTGTCTTTGTTTCTGTTGTTGCGTTGCGTCCATTCTTTCAAATATTTTTTAAAATCCACATGCAACTTTTGAGTGCCATTGGTTTCAAAAGTGATTTCTTTTAGATCCTGCATCTTCACATGTTCCAACACATCTGGATATGATCTCTGCCAACCCAGCAATGGTTCTCCGCCTGTGAATATAAAATGTTCATCCACCCATCGTTTATGAGGTAATATCTCCATGGTTCTTTCCACAATGGCATCTGATGTCAGCATGGGAGATAAATCTTTGAATCGCGGATCCCAAGATGCATATGAATCGCAACCTGTGTTCACCAATGGCAGCTCTTTGTAATCTTTGAATGGATGCAGTTTGTGCTGTTCAAACACTCGGTCATTCTCATCACTGCGCATGCCTCTGGGCAATCCAAAGCCAGCACAAGTGAAGTTGCAGCCAAATGTTCTCAAGAACACCGAAGGCACACCCATGTAGCGTCCTTCACCTTGTATGCTGTAAAATAATTCTGCTATCTTAATCTTGCTCATACTAATTCTTCTGCAACTCCCAATAGTTCAGCTATTATCAATAATAATCCTGCTGTGATAAAATGTCCGTATATCAATGCCACTCCTGCAATGATTCTAAATCCACTTTTGATCAGTGATATGTAAAAATGTCCTCGGCTGGTGTCTTTAGGCTGTATGTTCATGTTTAATTTCTCCCAATGGCGTTGCTGTGGATGAATCAGTGTAATCTAAACCTGATTTGTTGTATTCTCTCTGCACAGTTTCTTTAATCATAATGCCATCTCTAATTTTGTATGTGATCAACTCTTGTCTAATCACGTTTGCAGTATCTCCTTGAAATGCTGCGTAGAATGGTCCATCTTTAGTTTTCATTTGTTCTCCTATCTTGGTGCAAATTGTTGTTGCAAGTTAATATTATCCATAAATTCTTTTTTAGTGCCAGCATCATCTTTGAAAGCACCTTTTAACACAGTAGTCTGTGTGAGTGAACTGTGAGCCATTATGCCTCGGTTTTCACAACAACCATGTGTGGCTTGTATGTAAACTCCAAGATCTCTGGCTCCTGTGGCTTTTTCGATTTCATTGGCGATATCATTACACAATGCCTCTTGCAGAGTGCCTCTTCTAGCACACCATTGTGCTATTCTTGTGTATTTGCTCAAACCTATCACTTTGCCATTGGGAATGATTCCAATGTATGCCACGCCGCTCACTGGTTGATGATGATGACTGCACACTGATTTTAATTCAGAACGCACCACCAACATGCCTGTGTAAGCATTTTCTCCCACATTGGGAAATGCTGTGGCATCGGGTCTAGATTCATATCTTCCACTCATTAATTCTTTCAAATACATCTTGGCCAATCTATGTGCTGTATTTTTGCTATTAGGATCGTTGTTGGTATCAATCACTAGACTGTTCAGCACAGATGAAAACGATTCAGATAGTTCCTGTTCCAACAGTTCTAATTCACCTGGTTGAATGTGATCTGAAATGTTGTCATCAGCATGATAATTCACGCCAGCCGCAATCAGTCTTTGTTTAATCTTTTCTGATACTTTCATTATACTCCTTATATTGTATTATTTTAACAGATTTGTTCCAGTTTGTCAATGATTTGTGCCAAAACAATTTGATTACCTTCATCATTGTAATGATTGATCTCCCCTCTGTAGTTAGGCCAGATCATACTGAAGTCCAACAGATTCTGTTCCTCAACAAAATGGTTACTGATACCAAAATTATCTATGTGTAGACTGGTGATTTGCTCCAGTTTTTTGTTGATATCTCTGCGTATCAATCTGTAGATGTCTTTTTGGTATTGATCATCATAGTGATACTTGAACCAATTTTTAGCAGTGTCTAAACTTTTATTGAACCAACTGTTGCGAGATTCAATGTCATTTAGAATGAGATCACAATCTTTGTGCAATCCTTCTTTGTGTATGGGATGGTTTGGTGTGTGTACTCTACTGGGACTGGTATGACTCACAATCACACAGTTATAATCATGCTGCCACCAAGGATTAACTTGGGTAAAATCCATCAGCTGTCGTAGTATTTTGTATTCACTCACACCTGCCTGTGCAAGATTAGTCACATGATATTTTGTAGCCAATTGACTGGGCCACCCTGTGATACCATTGGGCCATTCACAGGCAAAGCTATCACCAATAATTAAGATTTTTTTTGATTTTTCATCCATGGTATATATTTCTCCACAATCAATTTGTGATAATCAAAATTGTAATGTTCTTTGTCATGCAATAGATAATCAGTGGGATTCACATTATTGTCCAGCATGAATTGTTCAATGGTTTTTTCTGCTACCGTGGTATTTTGCAATGCACCATAGTATTCCAAACTCTTGGGCCATTTCAATCTATTCATGAAGTTAAACACATAAAGTTTGGCGTTGTGATCTCCACATATTCTATCCCATGCAAACACGTTCAATAGAAAATCACGACGTTCCAAATGTGTGTTCAATTCAAAAAACAATTTGATCTCCATAAAAGTGTTTTTTCTAATGTCTGGCTTCTGTAGTCCTTCTGTTTCACTGATCTGCAAGCCTGGAAATCGATTGTAGTCTTCTGCTGTGGGTTTATTGTATAATTGAACTCTGCCTTCTTTTACTAATAAATCTAAATATTTTTTCACTGCATCTGTGCTCTGTTCACATTCATGCACAAAATAATCCAATGGCAATGCTTCATCTGTGAGTTTCTCATCAAAAGCCAACACAAATCTATTCAATGGCGCTAAACAAAGAAATACTTCATCTGTGTCTGGAAATTTATTAAACATGTGTTTCATCCAATCAGTGTACATTCTGTTGGTTGTGCCTGCATGTGCATAGATACACACAGGTTTATCGTTCACTGTGTTGTAAATTTCAGCATAGTTGTTATCATTCCAATAGGTATAACTGCCTGGCCCTGTTTTGTTGGGCACTGTGACATATCCACAAGTGTGACTGTCTCCTATGAAAAGTGCTCTGCTCATTTTTTATAATTTCCTTTGTGAGGTATCACATGACGTACACCACCTGTGGGATCCATCATATCTCCTTTGCGTCTTGGAATCAGATGCACGTGTGGATACATGCAAGTCTGCCCTGCTGCCGCTCCCATGTTGATGCCAATGTTGTAACCATCTATCAATCCTTTTTGAATGTTTTCGTTGCCAATCTTCAGTGCCAATTCAAAACACTTGGTGATATTCTGTTGACTGGCTTCTCGAGGCACTATGAGTGCGTGTCCTTCTGTGACAGGATATGCATCTTCATACCACACACAATCTTTTAAATCATACACTATTTTTGACCAAGGAGCTCGGCCTTCTTTTTGTGCTTGTTCCAGAGTGTCTGTGGTGTGCATGTTACCATTGCTCCCAAGGAAACACAATCCATCTAGGATCTTCCAGTTTGTTGATCACATAACCTTTGTAATCTATTTCTTGATAGGTGCTGGCAGTGTTGTGCAGTATGGCAGCAAACTTCAGTCTTTCAGGCTTGCCAAAATTGTTCATAATGTAATTCCAAGTGGCTCCTGTGTCATTGATATCATCCAAGATCAACACCCGTTTCTGCCAAGCATACACCTTTTCCAATGTGCGGAGATCCGGAGTATCTGCGTGATCTCGCAAGCTCACATTCAATGTTTGATGCGGTATATCCAATTTGTGCGACAGATATATGGCTGGTATACAGCCTCCTCTGTTCACACCCAATATCACTTCAGGCAACCATTGCTGATCCGTCAGTTGTTGATGTATGTTCAACAGTGCTGCACGCATCTGGATCATAGTAAAGTAATTTTTATTGACAGTTTCCATTTAAAAAGGCATTCTCAGTTGCATCTTGTTGTCATAATCATCCACCACAATGTTGTAGATGTTCTTAAATTTTTGAAACGCAATGTCCAATGTGGGATATTGTTCGCACATCTCTTTCACTCTGTGCATTTCAGGCATGATGTCTTCCCATAAGATAGGCAGTTTGTAATCTTCAAAATTAACACCTTTCATAGCATCTGCTTCAAAATCAATACCTGTGGTGGTGACTGATGCAGCTCCAAATCCATAGGGCACTGATATGGTGGTGGCTGATACTGTGTTGGTGCCTGTGTTGGCAGTGTAATTGAAATCTGTTTGATAGACATTTTGTTTGATATTTTTATCTTCCATTTGCGATCCTTTGGTAAAGTTGTTTGCCACTAAAAAAGTTTTCTGCCAATGATATTTTTTGTTTGTGTACCAATGGAGCATATTTCTTGTAGTTGGTCATGTAATCTTCTATTTTTCCTTTCAGCAGATGTTTGTGTTTTTGATAGTGCTCCAAAGATTCTGTCCATTCTGAAGGATATTTGAATTCTTCTTGAGCCATTTCTTTATAACTTAAACGATCAGGAATCATAGGAATAACTCCCAATACTGCACCTTCATACCAACTGATTCCTAATGTTTCTTGTAAATTAGCACTGAAAATCAGTTTGGCTTCTGCTAAAAGATTGTGATAGTCATTTTTATTTTTGCACACTTCCAAACAAGTCACAAATTCATACTGTGGCATTTCTTTGGCCAAGTCTTGAAATATGTTGTGTTGTTTTTCTGGAGCCAATCTGTGTGGAAAAAGAATAATGTTCTTTTTTGTGATATTTTTATAACCTGTGAGATCAGCATCCAAATATTCCATGGGCCATCCACATCTCACAATCTTGCCTGTGTGAAACATATGGTCCACTGTTTCTTTGTCTGCCATTCTACCCAGATCCATCAAATTGTGTAAAAACATATCGATATGGAAATCTGTGGCAAAGTAATTGTGATCAAATGATTCAAACATGCTCTTTTCTGCATGTCGCACCCAAGGTTTATCACCTATCAGTCTGCCCAAAAAGTCTTGTGGATCATAGGATCCTGCGTGCCACATGCCACCTATTTTAATTTTTACATTCAATAGTTCTGCCATGTACTTGAGTTGCAACACAGTGGGATTCCAAGCATCTGTGTACAGGAAATAATCACCATCTTTGATGTCTCCTGCACTGAACATTTCAGCAATCTGTTCCAATTGTCTACTTTTGTATATGTTGGTGAATGCAAAATTTAAAAAAGCACCCGGAGTGGTATTTTTCACAGCATCTCCGCCGCTGATCACTTGAACTTCAGTGTTGGTGTATCTTTTCAACTGTATGGGTAGATATTTTTTCCATTGCTTGGTGTATCTAGTTTCTACTTCTTCTAGATCCACAATATAAATCTTCATGCACTAACCTAATTAATTGTTACAGATTGATCAGCGGGCCAAGTTATCACTGCCCCGTTCTCACCATCTTCACTCACATCTATCGTGACTTCTCTTTTGGGATATTTTGCACTAATCTGTTGATACAGATCAGTGGCCATCATTTCACAACTTTTGTAATCTAATTCTAATACGCCTTTGCCATACAGGTTTTCCAACCATCTTTTAAACTGTATGAATTCAATTTCTCTATCATCATGAAACACTTCTATGGCTATTTTGAAGTGAAACATGTGTCTGTGAGGATAACCCAAAAAACTCACATCATATTCATCACCTGTTTTGAATTTTGGATCTGTCAAAGCAGCAGGAAATTTGTGCGTGCCTTCTCTTCTAAATGTAACCCAAATTTTAGATTTCATAATGCTCATGTGTTTCAGTATTTAGGTTTATAGTATAACAACCTTTTCAATGCTTGTCAATGTCCACAGGATAGTCGCCTTTGTATTCACTCCAATCTGTGTAGGTTTTTTTGGTCATTAATTTGTCCAAATCATGTGTCCAAACTCCTGTGTTGGTAGCACCCCAAGTGACATCATCCAATTTGATCACAGTGTTGGAATTAAACACTTTAATATTGGGTATTTTCACAGATATCATGTTGATAAAATGAAGGTTCTTATGCCAATTCATTCTTGATACCATTTCTGCATACTGCACATCATAATCCAATGTGACCCAAAGACCTAAATCTAATAATTTGTTGATAATATTATTCCAATCTCTCCAATCTTCTTCTGTCTCTGGAGTAAAACTTTGACTGGTGCCTAAATACACGTGTGCCACAGCAGTTTTTTGAGTATACCTCACAATGTCCACCACGTTTTGTACACCCACCACAAATAAAGTTATTTGATGTTTCATAGCAGTGTTCTCCACTTCTTTGCCTATGAAAAATTTTACTTTTTTTCTCGATTGTGTGTCCAACATTATTTTCTCCAATCTATATACCCTCTGGCATAATTGTTTGATCTATTCACAGCATCCGCAAATGCATCACGCCATTCAGTGCTTCTGCTGTAACCTTTGGTCCAAAAATTAGAAACATCCAGTTTGCCTGTGCCGATAAAATCCACTGCTTCACGCATGCATTCTATGAATTTTTTATTTCTAGGACTGGGAAATCCCACAGTCACAGCATTCCATAACAGATGAGCAAAATTAGTGCGAACGGATTCTGTTTTTTCAGCAGCCAGTATCAACAATGCTTCAGCATTGAACATATCTCTATCAAACACTTCTGATTTAGTATTCAAATCTATTATAACATCAAACACGCCTTCAGCATTGTGGGTAAGTTTGTCTCCCCAAAATTCTTTGTTATGATTGCCCAACACAGTGACATCAAACTGATAATTTTTTATTTGTAAATAGGTATATACCACATAAGATAAAAACCCACTGCCTATGATCAACAATCTATTATTGTTGCCTGCTTTGTTTTTGATTGCTGTTTCAAACTGTTTGATCACATTGATGCCACAAGCCACAGGCTCCACAATGTATTTAGGATCTGCTGCGGGTACTTTAACATAAGTTTCAAAATTACAATTGTACTGATCAGCATAAGCAGGTTCTCCTCTGGTGGCCACAAAATCTCCCACCTGAACATCGCTCACTTCACTGCCCAAATGTGTTACTTGACCTAATCCTTCATGACCTTGCATATTCAATGGCAATGTTTTGAATTTACCCAGCATCATGTCCACATCACTGCGACACACTCCAGTCATAATATTTTTTACTCTAATTTGATCGGGATTTAATTCAGGAATATCTATACTGCCTTCATGAAACATGCCATCTCCTTTGGTGTATAACAGTTTAGTTTCAGTCATTGATTGTGTTATGAATCCAAACATCATGTTCTTTGTGTTGGTTCCAAAACTCCTCGTTATTAATATTATCGAAAACATTTCGAATCATGTCAGCATAAACTGATTCAGGACACAGTCCTAGTTCAAAACTTTTAACTAATTTTTCTCTCTGATAGCAATGGATTGCTCTGTCATCTTTGTCCATGCTGCGCCAATCAGCAGTTAGAATATATTTTTTCTTACCATCATTCAGTGTGATTTCATTCCAATCATCCACATCATATGTGCCATCTAGATTGACCGAACCATATTCTGTGCTGGTAAGTTGATCCAGTTTCCAATTTTGTTTAACAATATTGCTTTCTATTTGAAATTCTTTGTAGTGATTGGGGTTCATATTAATGAATATGCTCAACAGATGTGGCATAAGATCTCTGCTGACTCCACCAAATGATAATTTTTTATTGGTAAACCAACT